CTATTTTGGTTATATGGGAGAGAATAGTTTATCGTCTTCTTCAATAAAACTTCTGTCGAAAGACCCACTAAAGTATATTAACAGTATTGGTGGTGATAGCGGACATAAATCTGCATTTGATTTTGGTTCGTTGTTCCATTGGTATGTGCTAGAACCAGATGTGTATAAAAAGCAGGTGTTTGTTGATGCGGACAAAAGAGCTGGGAAGGTTTGGAAAGAAGCCTTGGCAGAGAATGATAGGGTTTTCCTTCAGAAGGATAAAGAGAAGGTTGAGGAACTAGCTGAAACATTCTTATCCTGTTCTAAGATAAAAGATATATTAGAGAAGTCCACACCTGAAGTTCCTGCTGTAGGCTATATAGATGGCTTATGCTTTAGGGCTAAGGCAGACATACTAGGTGATGGTTACATTGCAGACTTAAAGACCTGTCAAAGCCTTAAGTGGTTTAAGAGTGATGCTAGGAAGTTTGGTTATGCAGCACAGGTATATATCTATTGCAGCCTATTCAACATTACATATGACAACTTTGTTTTCATCGCCATAGATAAGTCGACGGGTGAGTTCGGATTCTTTAGTGTGTCTGAAAGTTTTTACTTATCTGGAAAAGAAATTGTTGAACAGGGTATATATAACTACAGGAGAATATCAGAGGGTGAGACGGAGTTTGAGCCGTTCTATGTAGAAGATATATTATGATTTATACAGATAAAGATGAGTGCTATAAAGATATATTGATATCACTTACAACTGGAGTGCTAGAGGAAGAAGATTTAGGAGTGCTAAGGAAGTACTACGAAGAGATAGAACATTACGAATGCTGTCAAGGGATAGCAGAGGCTTATAAGGATTATAAAAAACTATTATATGTTAACAAAGGAGATACGCAGTAGGATAGAAGAGGAATTACAGATCGACCTAGATCAGAGAACAGCTAGTGGGAGACACTTAAGGCGTAGAGATCACGTTTATGCTAGGGCGTTATATTACGGAATATGCAGAGAGGTTACTAATCTTAGCTTAGATGAGATAGGAAAGACATTGGATCAGAATCACGCAACTGTCCTGCATTCGATTAAGAATGTGTTTAGTAATTTAGAATTTTGGTCAGAGAAGTTTTACGTTCGGACATACAATAAAGTATTGAGTGAGGTAGAGCCAATAAAGAAGGCTTTGAAAGATGAGAAGTCTAAGAATAAAAGCTACCTTCAGTTACTCGGTCAGAATGCTATTTTGCAGTCTATGTTAGATAAAGCCAACGATGAGGTTGAAAATTCAGGAGAATACAGAGAGAAGTATATTAAGGCGAATGTTAGGCTGCAACATCTGAAGGGTTTGATACTAAAGAAGCAAAGCATTTCTGCTGCTAAGAGTTTTATAGCTGAATTAGAATTGATAAAAGAATAGATATGTTTTACATAATAGGCGCAGTTATATTGTTAGTAATGTTATATACAGATAAATAATATGGAAGAAGATAAGCCAAAAAAAGTAGACGGTAGAAAGAATAATGGTGCCGTTAAAGGTGTCTCCAGAGGACAGGGTAGACCTAGAAAGGTAGCTGATAAGGATATGAACAGGCTTACCCTTTCTGCACTAAGGAAGACATTCGGTAGCGAAGAGAAGATGTGGATCGAGGTAGCTAAGTTAGCTAAGGGAGGTTCGTCTAAGCATTGGGACTATCTAATGAACTACAGGTATGGTAAACCTAAAGAGATGCAGCAGATAGATGTTACCACTAAAGTAAATATACCTGTGATTGATTTCGCCCAACCAACGCCAATAGATATAACCCATAAAGAAGTTAAAGATGAAAGAATCGAAGCTAATAGAAATGAAGAACAAAATAGAACGACTGGAGATGATAGTGGTTCTATGCCTAGAGAAAATTGAAACACTAGAAAGACTAGTAACAGAACTTAAACCAAAGGAAGATGGAGAAAAAAATGAGCATAGCGAACATAGCAATAGTTGATGCCTTTCAAAAAGGTTATCGATGTGACGATGATGGAACAATTATAAAACCAGATGGAGGCAGACAAATTGCTGGTGTTTCAGCGCTAGGTTATCCTAGGTTCGGATATCGGATGAATGGTAAAATGGTATCACTTTTAGCACATCGTTTTGTTATGTTCTGTAGAGTAGGTGATAGATTATTTACTGAAAAACTGTGTGTGCTTCATAAAAACGACATAAGTACAGACAATTCAGTTAAAAACCTTTATCTTGGAACCGCAAAAGATAATGCAAGAGATAAAATGGATAATGATGGACACGTAAAGAGAGGAACATATAAATTATTGCATAGTGAGATACACAACTACTATTTGGTTTTCGGTCAAAAGAAAACCTGTCAAAAGTACAATCTTTCCCAGCGTAATTTAAGGCATATAATAAAAAAATATAATAATGCAAAGCATACAGCTTCATCCCAAATATCAATCCCTTTTTAATAGCGACAGTAGGTACTTTGTAATCACAGGAGGAAGGGGTTCTGGTAAGTCATATGCCGCAACCCTTTTTCTTAATCTACTAACTTATGAAGAAGGCAATGGTATACTGTTTACTCGATATACTATGAGTTCTGCTTCTATGTCTATTATCCCTGAATTTAACGATAAGATTGAGATGATGGGCGCACAGGACAGCTTCATTATCACAAAGAACGATATAAGGAATAAGCATACAGATAGCTTCATTTACTTTTCAGGTATTAAGACAGCTTCTGGTGATCAGACCGCCAAACTTAAATCTATTAGCGGAATAAATACTTTCGTACTAGATGAAGCAGAGGAGCTGCTAGATGAAGAGAGCTTTGATAAGATCGACTATTCTATACGGGCTAGAGGGGTAAGAAACCGAGTCCTGTTAATCCTAAACCCTACTACTAAGGAGCATTGGATATACCAGAGGTTCTTCCAGAACAGAGGTATTCCAGATGGATTTAACGGTACACAGGATAACGTCACCTACATACATACTGACTACAGAGATAACATAGAGAACTTATCGGAGTCTTTTGTTAATCAGGTTAAGGATATGAAGATACGTAGACCAGATAAGTATAAGCATCAGATTCTAGGTGGATGGCTACAGAAGGCTGAAGGTGTAGTATTCGATGACTGGCAAATAGGTAGGTTTAATGAAGAGATGCAACTAACCTGTTACGGACTAGATATTGGATTCAGTAGGGATGAGAGCGTACTTACTAAGGTATCGATAGATAAGCAACGTAAAATAATTTGGGTTAAGGAGATGTTCTACAAGAAGGGTCTAGTAACCTCCAACATATTTGATCTATGCCAAAGACACGCAGGTAAGCAGCTAATAGTCTGCGATAGTAGTGAGCCTAGGCTTATCGCTGAACTCAATTCTAGGGGTCTTAATGTAACGCCAACAGTAAAGAAGAAAGGGTCAATCCTAGCAGGTATAGCTCTTATGCAGGACTACAATATAAACTTAGATGGCGAAAACCTAGTCAAAGAATTTAACAACTATGTATGGGATGTTAGGGGTGTAAAGCCCAGAGATGCCTATAATCACGGAGTAGATTCTATGCGTTATGCTATAGAATATTTATTACTTAGAACAAATCCAAAAGGGATGTATGTAATAAAGTAAAAAAAGTTTTGGTATGTTGAGATATATTTTTATATTTGAGTAATAAATTTTGTTTCATAGATTTAATTTTGGTTAATTATCATTAAACCCCTAGTTTTTGTCTTCTGGGGGTTTTTTGTTTCAATTATTTTGGTAGTTCGAAAAAAGGTTATATATTGCACCTAGTTAAACACATAAAAGGAAACACAATGAACAAATTACTATTTCAAATTATCGACAGCCTAGTATCAACAGGCAAAATCTTTTCAGCTAGTTTTACTAAGGCTGACGGAACAGAGCGCACAATGTCTTGTAGAGTTGGCGTACAGAAAGACCTAAAAGGTGTAGGACTGCAATACGATAGACGTAAGGCACACAATATAGTTGTATGGGATATGAACGCCAATGGTTACAGAACTATTAAGACAGACCGCTTAAATTGGATTAAGATAGAAGGCGAGAAATATAATTTTGATGAAATATGAACGAAGAAACTAGAGGTGCAAAAGATTCGCCTCCAATGCCTAGTGATTTCTGGCATTATGCTTACAATCCTATAACAGGATTTCCAATAGAAAATAAGAGGTCAAAAACAGTATTTAGAAAGATACCATATGAGAACAAAGAAGAATAGTTACGGAGATGATGTGTATGCAAACTACTACACAGAGAAAGAAGTGGCTCTTATGTCGAGCTTAGTAACTCACCACATAAAGACACTAGAAGGTCTTTTAGATAATGGAGAAGTAGCGTTGCCAGACCATAAGAAGTGGATGTATGAACTAGAAGATAAATTAGAATTATAAATTATGAACCAACCAGAAGATTTCAACGTAGAGGTAAAAGAAACCAGTAGAGAAGACTACTACTCTTTGAGCATAACCTATCCGAACTCAAAGCCTATAGAAATAACACTAGAGCGATC